TTTAAAGGTCTTTGTAGACGTGGGTGGGTTAGGTGCGGGCGTTGTAGACAGACTTAACGAATTAGGCCACAAAGACCTTGTTATTGCCGTTAATGCAGGTTCAAAAAGCCTAGATGATCAAAAGTATTCCAATAAGCGAGCTGAAATGTGGGGAAAATGTGCCAATTGGCTAGAGGATATCCCAGTGCAAATACCAGATATAGATAGCTTACATGCGGATTTATGTGGAATACGCTATAGCTTTGATTCTAACTCTAGGTTAGTTATGGAGAAAAAAGAAGATATGAAAAAGCGGGGAATCAGATCGTCAGACGAAGCAGATGCACTTTGCTTAACCTTTGCTTACCCTGTTGCAGCACTTAAAGAACAACCAAACCCCAATGGAACAATACTTAAATCGTTGGCTCAAGATTTTAATACTAAGCTGACGGCTATTAGGAGGTCACATAAATAATTAAGGCCAAAAAGCTACTTAAAAATCATTGTGACTATTGCTCCAATAATTGTTATTCCAATTCCCATCAGCCATCGATAATTGAGATCCATCTTGTCGAATCTAGCATCGATCTTGGTGAACCTAGCATCCATTTTATCGAACCGAGCATCCATTTCATCGAGCAGCTCGTTTTTCATAGCCAACAAGTCTTGTCTTACTAAGGTGATCTCGGTTTTTAGTTCGTCTTTCGTTGCCAGATTTTCTAGTGCTCCATAAAGGGCATCTGCTTCTATTTCTGCTTGTGCCTCCGGAACTCCATTATTTTTTAGATTTTTATAATATTGCCACGCTGTGTTTGCCATGATAACTCCGTTATAATAGTTATTTCCTTAGATTTTACTATACTGAAAGACTAGATACAACTCGCCATAAAAAAAAGGATTTCAAATGGTAGCTAAAAAACATACCGACAAGTTAAAAGAAATTAAAAAAAATATCGAGGCATCCCACGAATATTTTATAAAGAATGTTAACCGCTTTAATGACTTTATGAAGTTTGTATTTCAAACATCATTATCATCTGATGATATTACTAAATTGGACATACTGCAAAAACCTGCAATAGAATTTAACATTTTAGAGGCAATGATTTCAAGACTAAGAGGCGAGTTCGCCAAACAAGAGCCATCAATTGTGGCAAGAGCTGCTGATGGAGTACGAATTGAAGAGCTCACCCCAGAATTTCTGCAAACACTAGAAATAATAGAGGCACATCTACGTGAGATATTCTTTGATGCTACCAATGATTCATTAGAGTATAACATTTATTCAGATTTATTAGCTGGCGGCTATAGTGTTGTTCATGTTTATACGGGATATATTAACGAGCTATCTTTTGAGCAAAATATTAAAGTAGAGCGAGTATTCGATCCAACTTTAACTGGCTTCGATCCGTTAGCCAGAGAATCACATAAGGGCGATGGTAATTATTGCTTTCAGTTGGTGCCAAAATCAAAAGAAGACTTTGAGGATGAATTCGGCAAAGGCTCAGCCGATAACATGAAGTTTGAACGCTCAAGCCACGTAGGCGACTTTAATTGGAGCTATTTAAATCAAGACCAAGAAATTATACTGGTGGCTGATTATTATTGTAAGAAAAAGAAGAAAGAAAAGATCGTAAAGTTATCAAATGGTCATACTATTGTTAAAAAGCACTATGAAGAGTTCCTTAAATTGTGGGGTAATCAAGGCTTTATTGAGCAAGCGCCAATCGTAATTGATGAAAGAGAAACCATTATAGAGACCATCGACAGGTACATGATTTGCGAGGATAAAGTATTATCACACGAAGAAACCCCCTATAAATTTCTACCATTAGTATTTATTGATGGTAACAGCGTTGTAATCAGAGAAAACGAAGACGGCGCCTCAATGCAGATGACACGCCCTTTTGTGTATCACGCTAAAGGCGTACAACAGCTTAAAAACTTCTCTGGTCAAACTGTTGCGGCTGAGATTGAAAATATGGTGCAACATAAATTTATGGTGGCGGTTGAATCTATACCAGAAGACTACGCAGACGCTTACAAAAACGTACAGCAAGCATCAACATTAGTTTATAACGCATTTTATAAAGATAATCCCGAACAGCCTTTACCACCTCCAAGAGAGGTTCAACGTACTCCAACACCTGACATTGTTAATATGACTTTTATGGGAACCGATCAAGTTACCCAAGCTATATTAGGATCTTACGATGGAATTTTAGGGATCAGCGATAAACAAATATCGGGTGTTGCTATTCAGCAAGGTGCAATGCAATCTAATGCTGCTGCAATCCCTTATTTAATGGGCTATATTAAAGGCTTAAACCGCATAGCACAAATTATAGTAGACTTAATACCTAAGTATTATGTAACGCCTAGAAGCTTGCCAGTAAAAGCTCCTGATGGTAAACGCACATACCAAATTATTAATCACTCTAATAACCCTAATAGTGTTGATTTAAGCTATAACCCAAATAGTTTACAGATTAAGGTTGAAGCTGGGGTAAGTAGTGCTGTACAAAAACAAGTAGCACTTGATCAAATAATTAAAATGATGCAGTCTAGTCAATTGTTTGCTGAGTTCATTAACACTATGGGATTAGAAACTATTTTAGATAACATGGATATTAGAGGCATTGAAGGGCTTAAAGCTCAAGCCGTGCAATTTATGCAACAATTGCAAGAGCAAAAAGAACAACAATCACAACAAGGCAACCCAGAGCAAGCTGCAATGCAAGAGCAAACTGAGGCTATTAAACAAATCGAAATGGCTAAAATTCAACAACAACAACAAAAACAAGAAGGCGAAATGGCTATTCAAGCCGCTAAAGTTGCAAACGAAAAAGCCCTTACAGATATAAAGTTTATGCAAGTTATGGCACAGGTTAAACAAGGCGATGCTAAAATTGGGATAGAGCAAGAAAAGGTAGACGCAGAAAACGCTAGATCTGCGGTTGAACAGGCTGTAAGTTTTGCTAAAGAAATTCATAAAAGTAGGGGAAGCGAATGACATCAAAAGAAATAGACAAAGAGATACCATCAATATTTAGCAAGCCATCAAGTTATATTAATTATCTTAAGTGGTCGTCACTGGCGAGTTTTGCTACAAAAGAGGAACGAGCCGAATGTTTCAAAGCTTCAAACGTAGAGAAGATAATCGAGTGTATCGATGCGATTTACTATAACCTAGGCAAACTTACAGAAGAATTTAATGATTTTAAAAGGGAAAAGCAAATGTCAAAACTAACTACTAAAGCCAGAAAGAAATTAAAGCCTAAAGAATTTGCGCTACCCAAATCTCGTAAATTCCCAGTGCCTGATAAATCTCATGCTAAAAATGCTAAAGCTCGCGCATCTGAGATGGAACATAAAGGCAAGATTTCTAAAGCAACAGAAGAAAAGATAGATGCTAAGGCTAATAAGGTTCTTAAGGGGAAGAAAAATAAATGAAAAACGAAGATGAATCTGTACCTTTAATAACAGAAAAAACCGAAGAAGAAACGGTAATCGAGATTGTAGAGGATTCAGTTATTTTTACGGATTATGCGCTTAGTGAGAGTGAGCTTGCAGAATTTCACCGAGAATCCTCAGTTGAATATTGGCGCACTATAGAATTACCACCGTCGCCTAAATATAAACCTGGTTCACCATAAATTTTAACAAACAAGGAGAGTTACCATGCCTACCGATAATCAACCTAAAAGTATCACAACTGCATTAAATAAACTTAAAGCCGAATTACACGAAGCCATGGCTAATTTCCATGCTAAAATAGATGCCATTGGACATCATGTGGAAGCCGAAGCCCCTAAGATTGAATCCGATGTTGCTAGCGCAGTTTCTAATATTCAACCGGAAGTTGCGGCCGCTGTTTCAACTGTAGAAGCTGTTGAGCCTGTTGTTAACACTGTAGTTGGTGTTGTTGCTCCAGAAGCATTACCTATTGTTGAGGGCGTGGAAAGCGCTGTATCTACGGTAGCTAGTGTAGTTGACGCTCCTAATTCGCCAGCTAAAAAAAAGCTTAGAATATAGTATTAAGCGCATATACACTAACATAAATTATTAGTGTATATGCTATTTTTTATCATTCATTATGCTACTGTATAAGAATGAATAAAGAACATTATACGGAAGCAGATTTTATAACGTACGAGGTTTTAATTATTTTAGAAGCACGCATAGAAAAGGCTAGGGAAATAGCTATCAATTTATTACAAGCTGGATTAGAGGTTGAGTTCATTAGTAAAATGACAGACTTGTCCATTGAAGAAATAGAGGAATTACCAAGATATGAGGGACGCACTTACTAATTTTCTTTTATTGTACTAATATACAAATATTCATATTAAATATCCTAGCCGTTAATGATTTGAACAACCGTTAGCGGCTTTCTTTATATTAATGAAAAAACAATATCTTAACTGTTCCGCCAACCAGTCCTTAAATAACACGTTAATCGAAGTTTTTAATATTGTCTGTAATGTCAGACCAGTCTTCGACTTTAAAGGCTCTAATATCTCGTACAGAATTTCTAAACCAGCTAATTTTGGCTAATCTATTAATGGCTTTATTTAAAATCGAAATAGAGTTAGTATCGTCTTTCATAACATAAAGGCTGCCTTGTTTCCATTCAAAACCCAGCACACCAAGCTCTTTTTCTATTTCAGCATAGGCGCCATTATACGGGTCACCATAATGTTTTTTTAACTCGTCTATTTTTAAATCAAATGCTATTGCGTACATAATTTAACATTATAACTACTTACTAACTACTAATCAATTATTATTAAATTGCAGCTACACTAACAAAAGTAATACGTGTACTTACCATTCTTTTTGCTCCATTCATCCAAAGATATAGTAGGGTTCTTTTGTTCTAGCACGCTAATTGCCAATAAATAATCTTCCCTATCTTCTATAAATTCTTGGATGGCTTTTCTAGCATAATAGCTTTTAGTGCGACCTGTTTTTTCGGACAGTCTAGTTAAGCGTTGTTCTAAATCTTCTGAAATTCTAATAGCAAGCATAATGTATCGCCCCGTATAACATGTATAACAAAGTATACCAACTATACTACAATCCGTACGGGTTTTACAAGTTTTAAAGGTCTCGAATTCGAGACCTTTAACCTAACCACAAACCTTATGCAAATTTGCACAAATCTAGATGCTGAACTAGAGTTAAATTACTAGGTTTATACAGGATGTAGAAACTTAGGTTACTACCGAGCCATCGGGTATAAATGGTCGCGAACTCAGCGCATGAGGTTATTTTACCGTCACGGGGAAATAGTGGGTTTATGGATGATATAGAAGCTTCAGGGATCGAAGCGCCAGTTAGTGACAGTGGCACTGAAAAGACACTGACTACTAGCCAGGTGAATGACATTGTTAAACGGGAAAAAGCACATGCGGCTGAACGCGTGCGTCAACAGATGCAAGCAGCTCATCAGGCAGAACTTGAAAAGATTCGTGCTGAATCTGCGGCACAACCAGCAGCTACAGGCGAAACAGATACCTCCGAAATTGAACGGAGAGTATACGACAAGTTCATGCAGGATTTGCAAAAGCATCGTGATGAGGTTGAAAGAAAAGCTCAGGAAGATGAGTTAAAGACAATTGCTGATCAGTACTACCTTAAAATGGGTAAAGGCTCTCAGTTATTTGAAGACTTTAACGAGGTCATGGGTGATTTTGAACCTGATAAATTTCCCAATGCTGTAATGCTAGCAGCCGGAATGGAGAATACGCCAGAGATTATGTATGAGCTGGCTAATAACCCATCAAAGTTGTTAGAAATAGATTCGCTAGCTAAGACCTCGCCTAAATTGGCGACAAAACAGCTAGAACGGTTATCGAAATCGATAAGCCAGAATCTAGAAGCAAAAACCAACAATGTTAGTGCCCCTCCTCCTTTATCAAAACTTAAATCTTCTTCGGTCGGTATGGATAGCGGCAAGATGACGTTGAAGGATTTTAAGAACGCCCCTTGGTTGAAAGGCTAAAGGATCGTTAACCTCTAACTATATTGCCATGGACATACCTAGATTAACTCTAGATAAAGGGAAATTTTACCATGGCAGGACCAACAAATATATTACAACAAGTGCAAACATATCAAATGTCTTCACTTGCATTTTTACAAAACTTAAATTGTTTTATTTCTACATCGAACACTAAATTTAAAAATTTCGAGAAATTAGTAGGAAACTTAGGGGATTCAGTAGGCTTTGATTTACCTCCTAGAATGACTACTACTAACTCTTTAGTTGCAACTTTTCAACCAGCCGATCAAAGAATACAAACTTTGGTTTGTGATCAATCAGTTTCAACTAGCTATGCATTCACATCTCAACAATTTATATTTAACGTTGAAGAATACATGGGACGTTTCGGTAAAGCTGCTATTCAAGAAATTGGTGCACAAATCGAAGCTAATGTCGCACAAAATTGTGTAACTAATACTTACAGATTCTTTGGCGATGGCGTTAACCCAATTAATAGTTACACCCAATTAGCTAACGCATTAGCATTGTACCGCAACTATGGTTCAGCTACTGGCCGCGCTAAAGCATATATTGGTGACACTGTTGTACCTAACATCGTTGGTACTGGATTAAACCAATTTGCAATGGATCGTAATAACAAGATTGCTAACAGTTGGGAATTAGGGGAGTTCTCTAATTGCGATTGGTACCAATCTAACTTATTGCCAATTCATATAGCAGGAACCGAAGGACAACAAGGAAGTACTTTAACTGTAGTTTCTACTACTTTAGATGCTACTGGCGCGGTTACAGCTATTACTTTTAGTGGTACTCATGCTGCAAATGATGTAAATTCAGTTCAACAATACGATAAATTCCAATTTAACGATGGAGTTGCTGGATATCAAAACTTGCGTTACAGAACTTTTATCGGTCATAAAGTATCTGCTAACCCAGTTCAATTCCAAGCTACAGCGACTGCAACATCAACTGCTGGATCTCAGGTAACTGTTAATATTTACCCAGCATTACAAGCATCTCAAACTAATGCTCAAAACTTGAACACCCAAATACTTCCTGGTATGCAGGTTTCTGTATTACCAAGTCACCGCTCAGGTTTGATAACAGCTGGCGATCCATTGTTCTTAGCAATGCCTAGATTGCCTGATCAAGTACCGTTCCCTACAGGAAACGAAAACGATCCAGAAACAGGTGTATCAATGCGTATGTATTACGGAACTCTATTTGGACAAAATCAGATGGGGATGATCCATGATGCAATATGGGGAAGCACACTAGTGCCAGAATATGCGCTAGCTTTGATATTCCCTCTATAACCCGATGATTAACAATAGGGGCAGAAATGTCCCTTATTTAAAAGGAATAATGTTATGACAATACAACCTAATTACCCAATGGTTAACCTTGGCAACCTTTATGTTCAAGGTGGTGCTATTTCATTTGTAAGTGGCACTAGCATTACAATTGCAGCTGGACAGTTCCGCGATTCAACCAATGTTAATGACATTGTGTTGTCGAGTGCAGCTACAATCATTGCATCTGCTAACGGAGCTAATGGCCTAGATGTAGGCACTTTAGGCAACAACACTTTATATGCAGTTTATGTAATAGGCGACTCTACTGGCTTTAATGCTACAGCTGGTCTTTTATCAGCTAGTTTTAGTGCTCCAACCTTGCCTGCTGGTTATGATATGTTCCGCCGGATTGGAGCTGTTCTAACAAGCGGTGCTGCTGCAATTCTAGACTTTAGCCAATCCGGTCGTACCATGTGGTATGCTGCTGCCATTGCAACTGCTGTAAATGCTGGTGCATCTACAGTGTTTGCTTTAGTTAACGTTTCAGCAATGGTGCCAAGTACTGCAAACTCAGTAATACTAGAATCAGTTTTAACAGCTGATGTTGGTGCAACCCGTACTGCTGCTTTAAAAGCTAGCGGTTCGAGCTCAGCAGCTGGTCAGGTTGTTATGTCGTCCCCTGCTGGTACGGTTACTAGTACATCTTTAGTATGTCCTTGTTCAACTATAACAGATACAACAGGCGTTGATTACTTAGTTTCAAATGCTGCGGCTGCTTTGGCAGTTTCTGTATTTGGCTATGTAGATCAATTATAAGGAGCACTTGTCCATGGCTTATCCTGCCACACTGCTTATTTCAGAGGCGTTTTACACCTCAGGGATCGTCTCAAGAAATTTTCAGCAAGTGGCAGGAGACCAAGAGCAAGTAGGCTTTTTAAAACTAAACGAAATCTTATCCGACACTGCAATTGAGGAAGATATGATCCCTTATTTTACGACATCATATGACTTTAATGCAGTGCCTGGACAAGAAATGTATTTTATTCCAAATTTGTCTGACCCAGAAACTTTAACATTCTTTATTAATACCATTCGGTATCAAATGAGAAAAGAATCTCAAGATTTGTATTTTGGTGCAGCTAGAGCAGAAAACGTTGAATCATTGCCTTATAATTGGCATTGCGAGCGTTGTTTAGGTGGCTGTAATTTATTTATCTATTTCTTTCCGGACACTGCTTACCCAATGCAATTAACAGGACGCTTTAGATTGCAAACAGTAACTATTAATCAAGACTTATCGTTAATACTTGATCAGTACTATATTAATTATTTGCAGTACCGTTTAGCAGACAGGTTGTGTACTGCTTATAACTTTGCGCCATCCCCGTCATTAACTAAACAACTACTACAATATCAACAAATGATATCCAAGCGTTCAAGCCCAATGGATTTAAGAATTAATAAAATATCGACATTAACTCCAAGTCAAAGTATTAATTATGCGCAAGTAAATTTAGGACATGGGTGGACAACCGACTAATTTAAGGGATACTCCATAACATGAGACAAACGCCAAACTCCACGCGAGAAGAAGTTAATATCGTCGGATCGAGTACGTTCGGTCGCTACAAGAAAATATCAAGCGAAAAAACTATTAACATGTTTATTAGCGACAAATGGCTAGTTAACACCGCCGGATATAAAAAAATATATGAATTACTTCCAGAAGGATTAGGCCGCGCTATTTTTACTAGTATTCGTGGTAATCGTTTAATTGTTGTAGTCGACAGTTTTGTTTATTCATTAAATGAGCATCTTGTCCCTACTTTTGTAGGAATGCTAGGAACAGAAAGAGGTGTTGTATATATAGATGAAAACCTAAACTCACAGATTTGTATTGTAGATGGACTAAATGCTTATATTTATAACTATTCGTTACCGGGATCTAGTTTAACTGTTCAAACTGGTTTAGGTAATCTTGTCCCTGGCTATGTAGATTATCATAATACCTATTTTCTTTTTGGAAATGCTGACAGAACAACAAATGGCTCTGCATGGTATGCATATCAATATGCAACTCCTACCACTATTACACAAGCAACCACTGGCCAATTTGCTTTACAAACCAAACCTGATTATGCCTTAGCAGTCGTTAGAATTCCTGCTCAATCAGCTAACGTTTTAGTTATGGGAACATCAGTTTGCGAAATATGGATGCAAATTGGTGGGTTACAAAACTATAGAAGAAATCAAAACATAAGCGTAGATTATGGCTGCGCTTCTGTTTCAACTATTGCATCTTCAGATAAATTTATAGCATGGCTAGCTATAAATGAAAATAACGCCCCTACTATTATGGTGTATAATGGGCAAGAATTTAAGCCTATATCAACAGATGGTATCGATCATCAATTGTCTCATATTCAATATCCAGCACAATCAACAGCAATGTTTTATAGACAAGATGGTCATTTATTTTATCAATTAACATTTTATAATCCAGCAGATAATCTAACCATCCTTTATGATTGTACGACTGAGATGTTTTTTAATCTTAGTGATTGGGATTTAAATTATCATCCAGCCAAAAATTATGCTTATTTTAATGGACAGACTTATTTTATTTCTTTAAATGACGGGGATTTATATTTATCATCTACTGATTTAACAACTTACAACGAAAACTTACCGAATGCCATACCAGATCCAACTTTAATACATGAAATCCAAAGAATAAGGATTTGCGACACCATTAGAGCAGATGACAGTAGCCAATTTAGACCAAATACTTTTGTATTCACACTTGAGCAAGGCAACGATAAAAACGTTACAGGGTTATCAATAAATAGCCCTGGGCAGGATTTATTAATAACGGAAGATTTATTTAACCCTCCTGACGATACTATCTACACGGAAGCTGGACAATCAATGGCAGATGAGGATTCTTTAGATATAGCATCAATAACAATTCCATATCAGCCAAGAGTTGATTTAACAGTTTCAAGAGATAGTGGAATTACTTGGAGTAATACAGTATCTAGAAATTTAAACCCAATAGGGATGCGTCAAAACATTCTTAACTGGGAAAATTTAGGGGCATGTAATAGTTTAACTTTAAAACTAAGATTTTGGGGATTAAGCCGTTTTGTAGCTAATAACGGAATGGTGGAGTTGTATTAATGGATTTACCAACATATTTACAAGGTATTGATCACGAAAATTATAATCAAGAGTTAAACCAAACTTTAAGAGATAATTTAAGTGATAACGGTTGGATTGTGCCGCAGATAACAATGGCAAATTTAGCTATAATTGAATCACAGATGCCAGATGGTACATTATGGTATGTAACTGATAGTACGCCATCTACATTTGTTGGGAAAGTTAACGGTAGTTTAGTAAAATTTACAACTACTTCGTATCCATAAGGAGCATAGGTAATGGGATTTTTTAGTGGTATAGGAAAAGCTTTGGGTGGCGCTGCCAAAGGATTTGTCGGGAGTGGTGGTAGTCCTTGGGGAGCAGCTTTAGGCGGAGCTATGAGCCTTTTTGGTGGCAGAGGCGGTGGCGGTAATGCTGGAATGAATTATTTAAATCAAATTCCTGGTATGGCTATGGGCTATTTAAACCCTTATACCGAGGAAGGTAAGAAAGCTTATAGTAGCTTGCTTGATCAATATAGTAATACATCTACTACTAACCAGAACCAATTTCCAGCCGAGTATAGCCAAATGGCACGCGATCCTAATGCTTTTGTTAATAATTTAATGAAAGGTTATGAGCCATCGCGCGGTTACAATTACAAACAAAATCAAATGTTAGGAGCTGCTAGAAATAGCGCAGCATCAGGCGGTTTTGCTGGCACTCAATACGATCAAGCCCAACAAGGCGAGTTAGTTCGTGATTTACTTGGATCTGATATGGGCGAGTATTTATCAAGAATTATGGGTACTCAAAATGCTGGGTTGGCTGGTGAAGAAAGAAGATTAGCTGGACGCGCCAGTGCTTTAGGTGGAATGTCTGGTATTGGATTTAATGCATCGTCTGATTTAGCTAATATATTGGGCTCAAATTTAGGACAACAAGCAACTTTTGATTTTGCTAATCAACGTCAACGTAGATTAGACAGGAGAGAAGATAATAACGACAGGAGCGCATTAGTTTCTAAATTATTTGATAGGGGCGCCAACGGAAAAAGTATGTTTGATTCTTTCAGCTCTAAAATAGGTTCATTTTTCTAAGGGATAAGCGATGCCAATACAAACATTTAATTTTGCAAACATAGAGCCTATGAAGCTGGGAAGTAGATTTTCTGATATTTTAGCAGGATTCAAAACTAGTGAGGATTCAGAAGATAGAAGAATAAAGAATGAAGGCTTGGGGCACCAGAATACTATTTTAGGCGCTGAGGCACAATACGCCCCTGATAAATTTAGATTTGCAAATGCTATTCAAGAAGCTAAGGCTAGATATGCCGCAGAACAAGAACAGGCCGATGTACAACAAAAATTAGCCCATGCAGCATATTTTAAAAATGGTGGTGCTAGCGGAAACAATGATGCCACATCTCCTAAAGAACGCAGAAGGTTATATAATGGCTTGGGTTCAGATGGAAAAGCAGAGCTAAATAGGCTGGGATCAATTGTAGGATGGACTCCGCAACAAACCCAAGATAACTTTATTGCTGGTAATACTCCTGAAATGGAAGCCGAAAATCTAAACATAGATTTATCTAGGCATACTGGTAAAACATTAGCAACCTCTAAGAATAGAACCGATTTAAATACTAGAAAAGTGCGTGCTGCTGATTTACATAGTTTGCAAAATGCTGTATCAAAAGATCTATCTCTTTATGGAGCAACCTTTAAGGGGTATTCTCCAGCACAAATAATAGATGCATTATCTGGAGAGAATCCAGCAGAAATGATTAGGTTTTTAGGAGCAAATGCACTACAGCCTGAAATAGCTGCTGCAAGACAAGCAATAAGTATGGGAAGTACCGCACACGAGGCTATAAGGGATGCTAAAGAAGCTGCCTTAGCAAACTTTAAAATCCCTGGATTTACTATTACACCAGAGGTTCGTGAAGGGGTCCAAAAATATATAAATGAAAAACTAACAGAGGCATTGAAGGCTAGTGAAAACGAGCTTTATAATGTAACCCCAGAAGAAAACTATAATAAAGATTTTTCACAGCATCTACAAGATCGTTCTAATATGATTAAGCTAGTTATGCCTAACGGTAAAACCTATACCGTACCAAAGGATAAGGCAGACAGTATTCTTGCAAATCCTAAATATACTGGCATCAAAGTGGTAGAGTAAGGAATACATTATGGAAGATGAGTTAGAACAGTACAGAGATCCAGAACCTGACGAATTAGAGCAGTATCGTGACAAGGAGCCTGATGAGTTAGAACAGTACCGAGATCCAGAACCTTATGCAATGAAAGAAGCCAAGGGATGGTCTGGTATTGGTAAAGATATTGCAATGAGTGCTAAAGAATTTCCTAGCGAATTTATGAGAATGCTAAAAATGGCCCCTGGTGAAATAGGCGGTGCAGCGGGACAAATTCGCCATGATCCCGTTAGAGCAATGCAAAACCTTGGTCAAGGCGGATACAATCTTTTTGAGTCAATGTTTAATTTAGCTCCAAATATTATAAATTATTTAGGAAAAAAAGAACTTGTCGATTCTAATAAACTAATTGGCGACTACAAAGGAGTTCCTCATTTAGATGTGGGGAAAATAACTGGAAGAGGTGAAAGTAAACCAGGAGACTCTCTTTTGGCTGCTCTAGTTGAGTATATGGGGCCTAATAAAGTAGCTAATCTAGGAGTTAATACAGCTACTGGCACAACAAGAAAAATAGCTCAAAGAGCAGCGGCACATGGAGTTCATGCTATTGGTAAAAACGAAAACCCTGTTAAAGCCGCATTAAATGTAGCTGCTGCTGAAACTGGCGTAAGAGCATTAAAGCATGGGGTGGATGTAGCACGAAGTTTCCCAAAAGGAAGAATTGCAAAAAATTTAGCGATTACAGAGACTAATAAAGTATCTAAAAAATTTAATAATAAATATAACGATTTTAAAAACGAAGTATCAAAGCTAAATGCCGATAATGCTGAAAATGTAACTGGCATTAAACCAAAAAGCATCCAAAAAGTTATAAATGGTATGGGTGAAGGAAAAGTTGCAAAATCCTTAAAAAATGCAGCTAGCGAGTATTTAGAAAAACAAAACTATGAAACAGCAAATAAACTTCGCAGCGAAGCACTAAGGGCACAAAGAACTTTTAACGAAATGAAAACCAAAGGAAACCTAAACGACTTACAACAAAAAGGAGCAAATTTTGCTGAACATTTAGTTCAAAAAATTACAAAAAATATAGAACATGGATTTAACAAAAGCGGCAATCCTAAATTAATCGACAAGTTTAGAAAGATTAACTATGGCTATAAAACAGAAGCAGCCCCATTGCTTCATAATAAGTACATAAAAACCTATAGAAATATGGTTAAAAATGCGGAAGCAACAGGAACGGGAAATTTAGATTTAGCTAATAGTAAATTAATAAATAGTTTAGCAAAAGATCAAAATTTCCAAAGCTCATTGGGAGGTAAATATTTTCAACCAGGGCTTAATTATAAATACAGTAATCCTTTTGCATCTATCTTAAAAATGATTGGTATTCATAATGTTCTTGGAAGCGTAAGTAAATAGTTATTTATTAATCATAATTATTAGTTAATACACAACCAATAAAAAGAAGAATTAAACCTAAAACCATACTGCTTCTCCTCGTTATTATTTTAATGAATAAAAAGCACTTTAATGACTAATCCAGTAAGTGCAACTATTCCACCCCACATTATTCTGCGGATATCTGTCTTAATTTCTTTTATGTCTGTTTTTAATTCTTTTAATTCTGCTTTAAATTCCTGGATATCTGTTTTAATTTCTTTTATATCAGTTTTAGTAGCAAAATCCTCTACTATTGAATAAAGCACAATAGCCTCAGCTTCTGCTCTAGCTTCTGGCACTCCTGTTGCTACCAACTCTTTAACAAATTTATGTGTATTAAAGTTTGCCATTCTTGTATTTACCCTAATTAGTTTACCGATTAACTATACCAACATCCAACCCTATTGTCAATAGTTGTAGAACTATACATAATATGGTATATTCCCCCAATAAATACGGGGGCATACTATGAAGATCTTAAACGTAAGCGAAACAAGACAAAACTTTTCTAATTTAATAAATGAAGTAGCAGAGGGGCATAAGCCAATTTTTATTAAAGGCAAGAAAAATGCTGCGGTTTTAATGTCTAAAGAAGATTACTCTGGGATGATGGAAACAATATATTTAATGTCTGTTCCTGAGTTGTGGGAGTCTATAGAAAGAGCATCTAAAGCTCCAGATTCTGAGTTTACGCCATTGGAGAATTTTAAATGGTAGGAAAATGGAAAGTAGTTTTGTCTAAAGATTGCGATAAGGACGCAGAAAAACTTAGAGATAAACAGCTAACGTTTAAAGCACAAAAACTAACAGATTTATTAACTTTAAATCCTTTTACTAATTCTCCGTCTTATGAAAAATTAAAAGGCTATACTAATCGGTATTCTAGAAGAATAGATATTAAGCACCGCATGGTATATGAAGTAAATAAAACAACTAAAACCGTAAGGGTTCTTAGGATGTGGACGCACTATAGTGATAACTAGAAACTTTCCCAAATAGTTATTTTCTTAAATTTTACTATACTAAAAACAGCAACGCAATGGATGCCACAGCAAAGAAAGGATTCTAAATATGGCTCTTGACCCTAGATATATAACCGCTATTGATTTGTCCCCATATTTGGTAGACAAAGATTCAGGCGCACCCTTAGCAAATGGGGTTGTTTCTTTCTGGCAAGATGCCGCAAGAACTGTGCCAAAACTTGTATATGAACTGTCTGGTGCACCGCCTAATTACACTTACACCGCATTGCCTAATCCTATTATTTTAAGCAACACTGGAACATTTCAGGATGCAGCAGGCAACAATATTGCTGTTTACTATTTTCCTTACGATTCACAGTTACCAGACGCAAACGTACAGCTTTATTATATTACTGTTACTAATTCAATGGGAACAGAACAGTTTACTAGAGAAGCTTGGCCTAATATAGTAACCAACGAAAGCCAAACTTTAACGCAAGCCGATATTAGCAATGCTTTAACTAACCCACAATTTGCCACTGTATTATTTAACCCTTCAAACTCATTAACTATTACTACTACTGGATCTGGAACTTTAAGTACAACTATTGCTCCAGGATGGATATTAAACCTAACAACCCTAGGAATTGGAAGTGTTACTGTTACTAGAAATTCTATAGCAGGATCAACCGCGTATCCTTATAATCCACCATACACATTAACTGTAGCGCCGGGCGCTAATATTACTGCATTAACTCTATCACAAAGGCTTTACCATAACCCTAGCATTTGGTCGCCTCAACCAGGCGGCACTAACGGCTATATCGCATCATCTATTTTATTAGCACCTTTAAGCTCGGCAATTATGCAATATGCACCATCAACAGGCGCGGTACAAGAATTACTTAACGCCAACAATACGTTGGGGGTTTATCAAGAATTTACTAACACTATTCAATTAACATCCGCTAGTAATACTGACAATGCTGATGTTGGTTACGTTGATATTATTGTTTCTTTACCTATAGGAGCAACTACAACTTTTAGTAATGTACAAATTGTAGGGCTAGAAACTAATGAACCTAATGTTGTTTATGATCAAACTCCGGTTAATCGTCAAATAGATTACATGTTTCATTACTACAATCCATTGTTGCAATATAAGCCTACATCAAGCTATTTAATCGGTTGGGATTTTCCTTTCAATCCATACCAGTTTTTAGGTCCAGCAGTTCCAGTTGCAGCTATTGGCGCTAATAAATCTAGTTATGTTTGGGATCAAACAATTCTATTTCAATCTGTTAATAGTGGCATTGGGGTTTCCAGAACATCTAGCGGCGCAATTAGTTTAACTGCCGCAGCCGCTGGTCAGATGGCTCTAATACAATACTTACCGCAAGAAACTGCTAGAAAAATTCTTAATGATTATATGGCAGTAAACATAGCGGCTATGGCTAACAGTACCCCAATAACTGCAACTGTTTCGCTATGGTATACAACTGATGCAAATTTACCTAGTGTTGTTGGATCTAATAATTCTATAGTAGCAACCCTAGATGCTAACGGAAAACCAGCAACTTTCAATGGTAATTGGTTTGAAGTTCCTCGCAGCAACTTAGGTAATGCACAGTTTACAATTGGTACATCTACTACTACTAACTTTAACAACTATCCTTTTACTGGATGGAACATGAATGGTATAGCAGAATGTAATACTGCCACTTATTTTGCAATCGTTGTTGGCACCGGAACGGTTCCTAACGGCAATTCGGTAAGTTTCGATTCAATTTCATTATGTGACGGTCAGATCCCAACAAGGCCTGCTTCGATGTCGCCCGATCTTGTTTTACGCCAATGCCAAAGATATTACTCTATGTCTTTTGATCAAACCGCTATTCCAGCTACTGGCTTGGGATTAACCGAAGGTATGGTGACAGCATCTGTAATAACTAATCGTGTTACAACTTATGTGAATTTTCCAGTTTCAATGATAACAAACCCTGTTGTCACAATATACAATCCAGTAAATGCCAATGACCAAATGTATGACATGAATCAAGGTGTTGATTGTAACACTACTACTATTAACTATCCTGTCGCAACAATATCGCAAAATGGTTTTACTATTAGCGCCCTTCCTCCGGCCAATGTTCCCGGACATGTATGTGGTTTTTATTGGACAGCAGACGCAAGATTAGGGCAATAATTTTATAAGGAGATACCGATGACGACAAATTATATTGTAGACAAAACTAAAAGCGGTGTTAACGGATTTGGTTTACCATTTTGTGATACCATTTATTCTGTAACATTAACCGCAAATACTGATACATCTATTGCCGTTCCTTTAACCGCAGCACTTGGCGCACCAACGGCTACAACTTATAACAAATTTAATGCAGTATTTAAATACTCTAATGCTTCAACTGTATTTGTCGCTCTTAATCAAGCAGCAGCAGCACCAGTTGGCGCTACTTTTGCAGCCTCTAAATCTGTTATTAATCCTGATTGTAAACAAGTTAAATCAACCGATGTTATACATGTTTTTTCAACAGGAACACCAAGTATTACTATTGAATTTTACGCCGTACAGGAGTAATCATGCCTACTAAATTTAGTGATTTTAATAATGGTGGTGCAGTTGCTCAAGCAGGTGACACTGTCGTAGGATTACGAGGTGGTGCTAACACTATATTTAATGCGCAAGCGTTTGCCGCGTTGCCTTGGACAACTTTAACTGCTGGGCAAGCGTTAGCAATAAACAATGGCTATTTCTTTGCGAACGCTGGGAATGCTGTTTATACGCTTCCAGCAGTTGCAGCTCTCGGACAAATCCTACAGTTTATAAATCTTTCGAATCACAACATTACCATTGCGCAAAACGCAGGGCAACAAATACAATTCGGCAACATAGCAACAACTATTGGCGTTGGCGGTTCAATTCTATCCGCTAATATTGGTGATGCAATAACTTTAGTATGCAGTGTTGCTAATAATAACTTTACACTTTTAGGTGCTCCACAAGGTAATTGGGTGGTAACTTAATTTATTAAGGGATTAAAATATGACAACAGGGAATGCTCTTAACGCTAATTTTGCTGCTAATCAATTAATATATGCATCATCAGCAACCCAATTAATAGGTTTAGCCACAGCAACAAATGCAATATTAATTACCAATGCTGGCGGGATCCCAAGCTTTCAAGCTACTATTCCATTGTTGGTACAACAAAATATTACCGAGCTTGGAGCTATTGCATCTATTGGTGCTCCTTTAAATCAACAATTCGGTGGAACTGGCATTAACAATACTGGAACGATTACTCTTGGCGGTAGTTTAACAACAACAGGTGCTTATAATTCTACCTTTAATATGACGGGAACTACTAGTATAACGTTTCCAACAAGTGGAGTTCTAGCTACAACTGTAGGAGTTGGAGTGTTAACAGTTACAGGAACTCTTAATAAAATTTCCTGTACTGGAGGGCAAAATCCAGTAATTAGTATTGACCCAAATTATGTTGGCCAGACATCGATTACAACTCTTGGTACAATCACAACCGGTATTTTTGAAGGCTCTGTTATTGGCTTAGCCTATGGAGGAACAAATGCTAACCTTACTGCCTCTAATGGCGGGATTTTTTATTCAACCGCCTCAGCTGCCGCCATACTGTCTGGAATTGCAACCGCAAATAAAGCGTTGCTGTCAGGCTCGAATACCGCCCCTACATGGTCAACAGCTGTCTACCCTGCCTCGACGACTGCAAATCAGATTTTATATTCTTCTGCAAATAACACCATAACAGGGTTGGCTACTGCTGCTGATAGCGTGCTTGTTACTAACATAGATGGAGTGCCTAGCATTTCAGGAACTTTACCGTCTGCTGTTCAACAAGGCATTACTGAGCTTGGAACGATAACTTATATGATTGAGCCATTAGGGGCTGCGTTCGGAGGAACTGGAGTAAATAATGGAACATCAACCATTACTCTTGCGGATAGTTTCACAACAACAGGTGCTTACCCAGTCACATTTAATTTTACTGGTATAACCGATCTAACTTTTCCTCTTTCAGGCACACTAGCTACAGTTGCTGGAATACCATCTCTGCCGTTAGTTACATCTCAAGGGGGCTCTGGTCTCGTTAGTCCAACTGCACACGGCATATTAGTTTCGGAAGGAGCTAGCCCCTTTAATCCAATTGTATTAAGTGCAGGCCAATTATTGATTGGTACGGCAGCTGGCGATCCAACGGCTGCGACACTAACGCAAGGTAATGCGCTTACAATTAGCAGCATAAGTGGAGCGATTACGATAGGAGTGGCGACTAACCCTATATTACCTGGTACTGCTGGTGTAACATTGCCGCAAGGTAATACTGCTGCACAGGCTGGTGTTGCTGGAACAATGAGATTTAATACTCAAACTAATGTTTTTGAAGGAACTGCAGACGGCATTTTATGGACGGCATTTGCAAACGCAGCGGGTGGTGTTGTTAGCGTTGGCGGTACCACAGACAGGATCACTTCATCAGGTGGTTTAACCCCAATTATAGATATAGCTCCTACATACGTTGGGCAAACATCCATTACTACATTAGGAACGATCACAACGGGCGTTTGGGGTGGCACTACTATTGGGGTGGCAGCTGGTGGCACAGGCGCAACCTCTTTGACCCAATATGCTGTTTTACTTGGAAATGGCATAGGAGCTGTTGATACAGTTAGTGGAATTGGTACAGCTGGTTACGTGTTAACATCAAATGGTGCAGGAAGTGCGCCTACTTGGCAAGCAACAGGCGCAGGAGGCGGCGTATTAAGCAATATTGCAACCGCAAATCAAACCACCGTCTCTAGTGCAACAGGCAATGTTACAATTGGATTAGCTAGCAACGCCATATTGCCAGGAGTCGCAGGTGTGACACTGCCACAAGGTAACACCGCAGTAAGAGCAGGCACTGCTGGAACCATGAGATTTAATACCCAATCCGGAGTTTTTGAAGGCACTGCTGACGGTAGTACGTGGGCTACATTTGAATCGTCATCTACAGGTGTTGTAAGCGTAGCTGGAACAACAGGATTTATTACTTGTTCGCCAACAACGGGTAACGTTATTGTAAATATCGATCCTACTTATGTTGGGCAAACATCTATTACGACGTTAGGAACTATTACATCTGGTACTTGGAATGGTTCGTTAATTACTGGTACATATGGCGGAACAGGGGTAAACAATGGTAGCAGTACGATCACATTAGGCGGTAATCTTACAACATCTGGTGCATTTAATACTACATTAACTACTACTGCTAATACCAGCGTAACACTGCCGACTAGTGGAACCTTAGTTAATAGCGCAGTTACAACCTTATCATCATTGTCTAGCGTTGGCACAATTACAACTGGATCGTGGGATGCTACTATCATTTCCCCAACGTATGGAGGGACTGGCATTAACAATGGATCCAACACGATTACTGTTGGTGGAAATTTTGCAACTAGCGGTGCATACGCAGCAACCTTAACTTTAACGGGCGCCACTAACGTTACTCTACCAACATCTGGTACGTTAGCCACAACCTCGTCTATTCCTACTTTCCCGTTATCATTAGCGAATGGTGGCTTGAACGCTAATTTAACAGCATCTAATGGTGGTATATTTTATTCAACTGCCTCGGCGGGTGCAATTCTAGCCGGGACCGCAACAGCCGATCAAGTTTTAATGTCAGGCTCTAGCACTGCTCCTGCCTGGTCTACAGCTACTTATCCTGCTACTACTACTATAAATCAACTTCTTTACTCATCGGCTGCCAACACTATAGGCGGCCTTGCAACCGCAAATAATGGTGTGTTAATCACAAGTGCTGGTGGCATACCATCTATAAGCTCAACGCTACCTACAGCCGTTCAAGGAAACATTACACAAACAGGCACCATCACAAACGGCGCGTGGAACGGTTCAATTATTACCGGAACATATGGTGGTACCGGGGTAAACAATGGCGCTTATACTATTTCATTGGGCGGCAGTATATCAACTGCTGGTGAATTAACATTGTCTGGCGCTTATGGTTCTACATTTACTTTTACTAACACTACCTCTGTTACTTTTCCAACATCCGGCACACTGGTTAATTCTGCTGTTACTACGTTGTCGTCTTTAGCCAGTATTGGAACGATCACAACTGGAACGTGGAACGGAACAGCTATTGGAGTCACTTATGGCGGTACAAATATAACTAGCTTTAACCAAGGTGATATTTTATACGCAAGCGCCGCCAATACTTTAATGACTCTCGGTAAAAACACAACGGCTACAAGATACCTGGCTAATACCGGAGCTACTAACAATCCAGCGTGGGACCAAATAAATCTTGCTAATGGTGTTACTGGTAACTTGCCTGTAGCAAATCTAAATAGCGGCACTAGTGCATCGTCTACTACCTATTGGAGGGGTGACGGTACTTGGGCAACCCCAGGCGGTGGTGGCGGTGGTAGTGGTATTTCTTGGCAATCAGTACAGGCTGCTAATTTTACAGCAGTAGCAGGTAACGGATACCCTGTAAATACAGCGGCCGGAGCAATTACTGCTACTTTACCTGCTACTCCATCTGCTGGGCAAGTAATTGCTTTTACTGATTACGCTGGAACATTTTCTACTAATGGTCTTGCTATAAATCCTAATGGGAATAATTATTATGGTAATTCAAATAATGCTTATCTTGTTTCAAACAGGCAAGCATCGCAGATAGTTTATATTGATGCTACACAAGGCTGGATTACTTATGCTTCCTTTAATCCTTCTAATTATTATATTAATTATTTGGTAGGGGCTGGCGGTGGTGGCGGTGGTAGTGGTATTGCTGGTGGTGGTGGCGCTGGCGGGTTGTTGGCCGCATCCAGTATATTAGCAACAGTAGCAACATCATTTACCGTAACGGTAGGAGCTGGCGGAGCAGGGGCTGCTAATAATTATGCGGTTGGCAGCAATGGATCTAATAGCGTTTTAGGTTCTTTAGCAACAGCGATTGGTGGTGGTGGTGGTGGAAGCGTTCAAACAGGATACATTAGTGGGGCTAATGGTGGCTCTGGTGGTGGTGGTGGTAATAACGGCGTAGCTGGTTCAGGTACTACAGGACAAGGGTATGCTGGAGGCTCTGGCAATACGCCATACTACGGTAGCGGTGGCGGTGGCGGTGCTGGCGCAGTTGGAGATGGTTCTGCTAGTTATGGTTTAGGGGGTAATGGTGGAAACGGGGCATCTTCTTCTATTACAGGTAGCGCCGTAACATATGCTGGTGGTGGCGGTGGCGGCACTTATTATACTTACACACCTGCTGGTACTGGTGGAACTGGCGGGGGTGGTAATGGATCATTAGGAACATATTTAGGTTCTGCTCAAAATGGATCTACTAATACTGGTGGTGGCGGCGGCGGCACAGGTGTTTATGCTGGTACTGGTGGTGTTTATCCTGGAGCTTCTGGTGGCTCTGGCGTGGTTATTATTGCATATGCTGGCGTACAACGTGGTACTGGTGGAACTGTTACTTTTGCTGCTGGAAACACTATTCATACGTTTACAACTTCTGGAACCTATACAGCTTAAAAGGAAACAAATATGAGTCATTACGCAAAAGTAGTTAATGGAATAGTTACACAAGTTATTGCAGCTGACCCTAGTTTTTTTAATACATTTGTTGATACATCTCCAGGCACATGGATTCAAACTTCATATAATACAAGAGGGGGCGTCCATTATGCCCCTAACAGCAATACGCCAGATGAGGGAACTCCTTTACGTGGAAATTATGCTGGGATTGGTTACGCATACGATTCAACTAATGATGTTTTTTATCCACCACAACCTTATCCAAGCTGGATTATTATCGCACCAAATTGGACCTGGACTGCACCAACACCTTATCCATCCGATGGTAATCAATATACTTGGGATGAGACAACTAAGTCTTGGGTAGAAGTTCCAACTGCAGCTTCTACAACTACCACCACCCCTTCTACTTCTACAACCCCAACTTCATAGGAGAATTAAAGTGCCATTTGTTTCTAAATCGCAACGCAAATTTATGTACGCCAAACATCCTGAATTAGCCAAAGAATTTGAATCTGCCACCCCTAAAGGTAAAAAGCTGCCTCAGCATGTAAAGCCTAAAGCAAAGGCTATTAAGAAATCTAAGCAAAAAAAATAGACAACGGCTCTTGACGACTCTTGGGGTTTGTATAAGATTTACTATAATGAATTTAGATTAATTTATTTTTAATAAGGACATCGAAAATGAAAAAGCACGAACGTAAAGAAGAATCTTACGAAAAGAAAGAAAAAATGAATAAAAAAGGTGGCAAAATGGAAGGCCGCATAGGTAAAGCTGCTAAAAAGAAAAAGTAGTTTCTGCCAAATAAAATATAAATTAATCAAAGCCATGGAGGGCGAAGATGTCAATTTTACAAGCTACAAGTAGCGTTACTGGGTTAGCCGGTGTTATTCCTAATCTAGTTTTTATAAATACTAACGACTCTGTTGCAACTGTGACAACAACAGGATATTTAAGTAAAGCTGTTCATGAAAACCTATTAACTGTCTCAAATGGTGATATGGCTTTAGTTAATACCACAAGTGGTGTTGTGTTTTTAGCTGTTACTATTACTGGTAATGCACCAAACCTAATTTACAGCTTAGTAACTCCTGCAAGTTCCGGCGGTTCTTTTGCTGGAAACGTCCAGGCAGGATCGAGCGGCGTAGCTGGCGATTTTATTTCTTTCCCAGCAACAGCAAACAGAGGAAACTTAGTTGTAGCTGCCACCTCAAATGCAGGAAACACAGCAGCCACTATAACGAATGCCTCACAAGCTGGTGTTAGGACTTTTACAATTCCCGATCCAGCCGCTACAACAGCTAATTTTGTGCTAGCTCCTAGTGCTTTAGTAAGTGGAAATGTTGTTAAAGCAACTGGTACGGTTGGTGCAATTGTCGATGCTGGATTTACATTACATGCTGCAACTACGGCAGCTTACGCTGGTGGTGGCACAAGTAATGCTTATACAGCAACTAATGTTGGAGCAACCAGCATAGTAACAGCATCTATATTAGCATCAACCAATGCTGTATCTATTACTAAAGTTGTACCAACTGCTAATACTTTAACAGTTAGTTTCTCCGCCGATCCAGGAGCTGCTACTACCGTAAGTTGGGTCGCAATAACGCCTGCAGTATAATTATCGATTAACGCCCTTCAAGATGGAGGGCATTTTTATATAAGGAAATATAACTATGACAATGCAATCATTAATTGAACGTATATCACAATTAGCTCAAGCAATTGAACAAAGTGCAGCAAATCATAACGCATTAGTGGGACGTTTGGCAGAAGCTAAATCAGTTCTAGACATGTTAAGCTCTGTTAAAGTTCCTGGCACTGTTGGCACTGTAATTAGTGATGCTGATGCTGCGTTAGGCACTTCTGAAAACGTTTTAAACGCTATAGGATCTGCAATAGCACCTCCTGCTACACCTTCTGCTAATTAGGTTTGGGCATAGAGATAACAGAGGCATCGATCCAAAGTGCATTCTTTGAATGGCTTTCTCTTTACTCCCGTTTACGCCTTGCTACTTTTGCTATTCCTAATGGGGGTAGTAGAAATTGTCTTGAGGCTAAAAACCTCAAGGCGCAAGGCGTTACGCCTGGAGTACCTGATATATTCATGGCCGTGCCTTGCAATGGCTATCATGGGTTGTTTATAGAATTAAAGTCTAAAAATGGCCGTCTTTCTGAGCATCAAAAAGTATGGGTTAATAATTTAAATGACAGAGCCTACGAGGCTGTTGTATGCTACTCTTTAGATGAGGCCATGGATGCGGTTTCAAAATACTTGAGAGGGAACCTAAATAATGTTTAATAATTTACAGTTTAGAAAACTAATAATCCAACCAGTATTAAACGAATTAACCCTTTATAGTCAAGAAGCCGAAGATTTGCTTGTAGGAACATGCGCTCAAGAATCGAGAGGCGGTACATTTTTGTTTCAACAAGCAACTAATCCTGATTTATATGCATCCTTACAAAAAAATATATTAGCAGTTGGCCCTTATCAGATGGAGCCACCAACGCATGATGATATTTGGAAACATCTAAATTTATCTAATCATTATTTAATAGATAAGATAATAAATTTTTGTAATGTTCCTAATAATCCAACGGCTGAGATTATGTTGTACAATCTTTATTACTCAACAGCTATGGCAAGATTACATTACCATAGAGTTTCTGAGCCTATTCCTAGCACCTTAGAGCTTCAAGCGCAATATTATAAAACTCACTATAATACATCTGGCGGCAAAGCTAATATTGATGAATATATTACTAACTACAATAATTTTGTTGGGACTAAAAAATGAACGATCTTACTATTGGTAGTTTTATTGATAAAGTTATTTCTGGTGAAAAAAACGCCAAATTATTTTGTATAATACTCATTGCAGTATTAGTTGTTTTCGCTGGCGTTTGTTATTGGTATACAGGTAAGATTAATAATCCTGGCACGGAATTTGCTGAGGAAATTATAGAAGAGGTTATTAAAAAAGAAACAGGAATAGATATCGAGCAATTGTTACCGCCTAGCAAACATTCTAAGGACGATTAACTGCACGTTCCTCATGGAACATTAAATGGATTTAGTGGAATTTATGGATGAAAATAAACATGTTATTAAAAACTAATGAATTTATTGAAGCCGGGTTTCCAGAACATCAGGCTACCTTATTAGCTCGTAATTTAGCAATTGCAGGTGAAACAGACTTACGTCTTATCGCAACTAAAGAGCATATTCAAAACTTAGAGGTTGCTATCACCTCTGGTTTTAGACGATTAAAAAATGTGGTGTATTTATTTGGAACAATAATATCCATGCTTTTAGGGCTTTTTATTCTTAAGGTTGTTATTTATTAATATTGGTTGCTGTTCCATTCGTTCCATTTGGCTTGTATTTTCACCCAAAATTCAGGCTCCATATCGAGAACCTCTGCTAATTCCATGGCAGAATCAACTGTAAGGTTTATTTCCCCATCCATAAGCTTTTCTAGCTTTGAATAAGGCCAGCCTAAATCTTTAGCAAGCCTGTGAGGCATAATACTATTAGGCTCTATAAATTCCCTAAGTAATATTTCTCCAGGGTGCGGCGGTTCTTTTTCCATGAGCATTTTTCTCCTATGTTATTAACTTTCTATAGCATATGGGGCAGCAGTATCAACTTACCAAAAACTGTTCCCTAAATTGTCACTATTCGTGCAGATACACCAACTCATTTTAACGCTTTATTAGCCATTCTTTTTGTTGGTCGCTAGGTAGGTAGCGGTTGGCATGAGAAAACGGCTGTAGAGCGTTAAAAACGGCCTTGGTTAGGGTTTGTTTTGCTTAGCTAAGGATTCTTTTTTCTATTTCTGGCCATATTTCCATCTCAAAACAATCTATTAGCGCAAACGGAGAACAGTAACCATCCCTACGAAAATTTTCAATTTCCATTCGTTCAGTTTTATCTAACCTGTTCTGCCATGTCATAAATTCCGTGTGATAAATTTTTCGCATCAATTTTGTTGTGAGGTCTTTCTCTGCTAAATATTTCTCTAAAAGCGCGACTTCTGTAGGTATCATTGTTTGTTCTCCTGTTTTGTATTTAAAATTTGTTTAAGTTTTTGCGGCCATATCATGGTATCGAAATAATCTTTAGCACAGGCCAATGCTTTTTTCCTTCGTAAGGTTTGATAAACTTTTTCTGGTACGCCGTCTAAGCGAGTGTAATCCTTAACGTACTCTAGCAATTCTTGTTCAGAAATGGCTGACATCCATTGTTCACATGCCAATTGTTTTGCTTTTGCTTCTGTTTCTGTTTCTCGTTTTTGTTGATGTTCCACCATAGCATTAAATTTTTGTAAGTTTTCTTCTCTTGGAGTTAAGAATTTGTCTGGGGTGGTGCTGCAATATGGATTGCCTTTTTTTAACATAGCTACAAGCACTGTAGCCGGCGGATTTTTAAAGCGGCTTGCTGCGTTATTATTTTTTAAATCAAACGCTAAAGCGTATATCGAATCCTGAATAATTTTATCTGATAAAGCTAACTCTGGTTTAAGTAAGTGTTCTCTATGAATTTGTACTATATGAGAGCTGTCAAACCCAATATCAGCCAAAGGAGAACAATCTATGCTTTCTGGGTTAGTAGTAGTATTTTTATTATTAATATAACTACTACTACTAGAGAGACTTGTACTAGGTTGTGCACTAGGTTTCTGTTCAAAATTTGAACAATGTACTAGGTTTGTACTAGGTTTGTACTCCGTTTCTTCGTATCTTAATATTTCGTTAAACACTAGGTCTGGAACACCATATGTCACCCAGCCACCCCTACCTTGTTTTAAATTAGTTCTGATGACAACTCCTTTTTTTATTAAACGTTGAATGGTTGCTTTTATGCTAAAATAGGGAGTTTCCAGCGTTTTAACTATATATTCTATGGATAATTGGTTTGTTGTTTTTGCTCTGGCAATCTTGCATTCATCATAAACGAATTTTACTAGCTTGCGTTGTAGGCCAACTAAGCTTGAGAATGTTGTACTAGGTTTGTACTCCGTTTTAAAAGTTGTACTAGGTTGTGCACTAGGTTTGTACTCCGTTTGTACTAGGTTTGTACTAGGTTGTGCACTAGGTTTGTACTCCGTTTGTACTAGGTTTGTACTAGGTTGTGCACTAGGTTTGTACTCCGTTTGTACTAGGTTTGTACTCAGTTTGCACTCAGTTTGTACTAGGTTTGTTTTAAGTTGAGCTTCATTCTTTTTTATGTCATTATCCATAAAGTTATCTTCCTTGAAATGTGAATTTTGATGGGAGGAGTCTTTCTTAAGTTTGTTGTCCAGAGAGACCCCAGTAGCCGCTGGAACATCTTCCATGATCGGCGTCCGAGAGGTTTTTATTGGTTCCAAATAAGGCCGTAAAATTTTACTTTCATCTGCTGTTTGCAAATGTGTTTCTGGTAGATGAATATTAGAAGGATTTTTTTTTGCCCTTTTTAATATTTCAACTATAGAATTTGTTGATTTATTTTTAGCCATTCAAATAATCCTTTAATCAATATCTATTGGCTTAAAATAAATTCCTAATAACTGTCTTGTTAGAGCGTCTATATCTTCTTGAGCATTAGATTTTTTTGGTAATTCAAAAATACTTTTTCTCATTGATTGTGAGGTTTCAAAAGCTGAATCTATCCTTACAACAGTAGTAAGGGTATTGTAATATTTTTCAGTATCTGTTGCTATTTGTTGTAAAAAAACTGGAGCCAATTTTTTTCTTGCATCATATTTATTCCAAAGAATGTTATATTTTAAAGGCAATTTATATGCCTTTTTTATTCTTTTTATTTCATCTATCGTCATATTCATACCATCAATAGAGAATTGATCGGGATTAATTGGTATAATGGTTAAATCAGATGCACAAGTAGCCATTGTTGTTGTCTTGCATAAAGAGGGTGGACAGTCAATGATGACTAGATCGTAATTATTTATAACAGACTCGAGAGTATCTTTTATACTATCTTTTATATTAACAGAACTATTGCTTGCTAACTCTACTTCCAATCTAGAATTATTTAAGTTTGATGGTACTAGATCTAAATATTCAGCAATAGGTATAATACAATTATTAATCTTTGTATCTTTTCTTAATATGTTAACCCAAACAGGAAGATTTGTTGGATCAACATTACAATAGCGTGTTAAGTTGCTTTGCAAATCTAAATCTATTAATAATACTTTAAATCCATAATGGCGTGCTCTTACTGCAAAAGATAAAGCTATTGTAGTTTTACCAACCCCACCTTTTAAATCATGAATAGAAAATATTTTTTTAAAATATTTAAATTTTTGTGCTTTTAATATTTCTCTCATTGATGATGGAGGTAATAATTTTTTTCTTTCGGAAACCTCAATGAGAGAAATATTTTTAGTGTTCAATTTAACATATGTTGCTTGTGTAGATATTTCAAATACTTTTGCTAAAAGATGCGGTGTCAAATACCCATTGTTTTTCATTGTTTCCCCATTATTTATTAATTATCTTAACACATAGTAATAAGACAACTAGAATAATCGCCAAAGAACCTAAAGTAAATACACTCTTGTAAATAAACTTATCCACAAAATCTTTTAATAACCCTGTGGATAAGATAACCGTTTGCTGAAATTTCCTAGATTTTCTCGGTTGTTCAAAATTTGAACAGTTGCTCATCGCAAACTACTGGTAGATTGCTAACTTGTCAGCATATTTACGCTATACTTTCTTGAAAATATAAAAAAATAGGAGAGCGTACAATGTATACTGGAGAACCCAGATCTAGCGGTAGCGGTGCGGATGACGAAGCTAATAGCGTTATGGATATTATTATTACGCCAGCATACCAAGAGTGGTTGGATATAAGAAATCGCTGTTACAATCCAAATAATCCATCATTCAAAGATTTTGGAGCAATTGGAGCAAAAGTTTGTGACGATTGGATGCATTCATATTCTAATTTTCTTAGAGATATGGGAGCACCACCTCATCAAGGGCGAGTGTTTTTTATAGAGAGAATTGATAGCACAGAGCCATATTATAAGGCAAATTGTAGATGGACCCCGCGTGCGACAGCTAATCGTAGATTACATTTTCAAATACATCCATCTGGAACGTTTGATTTATTACAACCATCTACTAGCCCACAAGCTCCAACCACTAGGCATCCATCTGGAACATTTGCGCCGCCAGCAACTCCACAAATAATGTCAGCATTAGAATTACCGCCATCTGCTGTTCATAAAAGTACACGATGCACAATACTTTAAGAATACTATGCAAAATTACATATTAAATGCTCAACTTACAAATTTATTATTGTTTCCGTTTATCTTTTTAAAAGAAGAATTAGATGCAATTTTAGTGGGTAAGCATCCAACTAGAAGCGCATTTAGAGTTATTCTTACATCAATTGGATGTATAGTTGGCGGCATATTGTTTTATCAAAGTACAGTTTTCCCACATTTTTTAAATGGGATAGTTGCAGCTCTTGGTGTGCCAAGTGGCTTTCAATCATTAGCCACTTTATATGCATGTATAACATCAGGCGGAAGCATTGTAGGTTTTTGCGCTCGCACTATAACTAAAGCTTTTTGTTATTTTAAATATGGCGATCCTGATTTTTATTTAACTAAACAAAGAGAAGACGAGTTAATAGAGGCTTTTAGACATCAAGGTTATAATATAACAGGCGATACCATTAGAAAAGTAATAGAGTTTTGTATTAAAAACTTTAGAAGATCACCACTACATGATTTCGGTTCGCATCCTTACGACTGGAAGCGGATGTTGGATGCTTTGATTTATGATGGGGATTTAGAAGTATTTTTAGAGCAACAAGAATTATTACAAAAGAAATTACGTAAAACTATTCAGAGATGTAACGCGTTAAGTAAATATGGTTCTGCTGTGGATTTAGAAAAATCTCTTTTATGGTCGTTTAAGAATCAGACTAAATTTAGTTGTGAAGAAGAACAACCATTATTACAATGTCAGACTAGTCAAAATGCTGATAATATGGCTACATCGCTTAGCGTTAATTCTTTAACCTCATTGCCTAGAGAAATCAGGGAAAAAATGATGGTAGTTAAAGTTTTGGCTAAATTTAAACAGCATCATAAACATCATGAGCACCATGAATTATTGCACCATTGTTCAACACACTTAAGGAAACAAGAACAAAACTTAACTGATGTTATTTTTCCACTGCAATTTAGTCCTTCATCTACTAATACTGTTACGCCTTCTTCTGGAGGTTCTAGTATCGTTTATGAGCCTGATGTCGTCAGTTATTCATTTAATTATGCTAACCCAAACGCTTTACGCCCTAGATTAACTCCCTGAAAAATTGACGGCCATTGAATGGGAGGGTAATCTGGAAACAGGCAGGAAGCCTAACAATTTTTATACAAGGAGAGTATCTAATGTGCTTTATGTTAATGCTGGCTGTATTTCGAGATCAGGCCAAGGATTCTAATGGGAAGTACCGGCTAACCGGAATTGAGACCGCTGTGTACGCCAGGATGGCTTTATATGCTAGTGAGGATGGAGCTAAGATTTATCCTAGCCTTAACACTCTAGTTGCAGAACTTAAGTTTTCCAAGAGTACTATTCAACGAACTATAAAAGCTTTGTTAGATAAAAGACGAATAGTTTTAGCAAAGCAGGGTAACAGCCAAACTCATAAATCTAACGAGTATAAAATTAACCTGACATTACTACCAAGGTGCGTAGCTATTCAAATGCCCACCTATACTGACGTTGTGGATAACTATGTGGATAACACGCCAATTTCCGTGTATAACCCTGGGGATAATTCTTCGCCTATAGTCCCAGAGAACATAGGGGCTGTACCCAGAGAGACCAGGGGGGCTGTAGTCACAGCGCCCACCCATAATCATATATCACAATCATTAAATAAAAATCATATGATTAAGGAACCGCACACGGACATAAAAAATGATTTGCTGATGATGAAAGTAAACAAGAAGTCTATAGAAAAATGGGTTAATGAGTTTGGATTTACTGCATTAACTGAAATTATTGTGGCTATGAGAGAGCACGAAAGTGAGCAGAGAAAAACCATTCAAAACAAAGGGGCATATCTTAGGAAAATTTTAGATAATCGAAGAAGCAGTCATTAAGGTTTAATCATCCAGAAAGTTACTCTAGCCATAACGACCAGAGTAACAAAGTATGGACAAATTATTTATTGAGCTGCTTGTAAGCTAAGGTTAGGTTCATCAAACACTTGGTTAATAGGTAGACTCTCAATCTTTTGTTTAACTGCTATCTTCTTATTAAGCTGCCTTATAACTCCATCAAAGTCTTTTGCTAGCATGCACTCTAAAGATTCAATGTTTAGGTAACTGCATACTGCTGCTGATTCGCTACCTGCCGCTTTTAATCTATCTAGAATAAGATCTAATTGTTCATAGCTAACCCTCTCATTAACATCAACATGCTCAACTATATCTTTAGTTTCTTTTCCTTCCATTTCTTCAAAGGTTGGAACCGATCCAAAAACATCTGGAAACGCTTTTCTAAGTGCTTGAGCTTCTGTACATTTGGCTATCTGTCCGAAAGGTCTTTTAGTCCACATAGCATTAGGGGTTACATCAGGAGTTTGGGTGCCCTTTATCTTTCCTTTGGTTGCATAATTCTCTATCCAGTATTCTTTAGCAGAGAAGAAAGAGCTTTTACCGCTAGTGGGATTATATTTTTCCACAGTCATTTTACACCATTCAGGATAAGTTATGTCTATATCGCCCAACTTGACTGTTTGTGTTGGGCCATACTCAGGTTCACTAATCCCTAAATATAAACCAGTTCTATCTGCGTCAATACGATATGATGCAATTCCTGGCATAATAACATCTCTGTATTCATAGCTATTAGTTTGACTGTTTTTTACGCTCATAGGCACAATGTGAACTGGCTTAGCAATAGGATCGTATTTTTTAGCTTTGCAATATGCAACCACCATACCTATAGATTCATCTTTAGCTCCAGGGTAAATCGAGTTTTTAAGTGTGTGGTAAATGTTACTGTCAGTATCTGCCAATAACTCTGTCATTGTTTGTTTAGGTTTCTTAATATTTACGCTATGCATCTTAATGCCTCCTCTTGTGGTAATTCTGTTATTGCATAATTTGGCAATGATATTAATTGGAACTTTTCTTCATATCCCGGCCATTCTTTATATTTTACACATTCAGTATATAAAGCAGCCCCATCTAAATATTCTGCCCTTCCTTGGTTTAGTGATCTTTCATCTAACGTAAAACATGCTGTTAAATAAGGTGCTCTTTTCTCAACTACAAAGAAGGCAAAGAATCGTTTTTTACCATCTAATTGTTTTAAGGCATCTATTTGCATAGCAGCTTGTCTATAATAACCATATTGGTAAATAGACTTAGCAAATGTTTTTATAGAATCTGTAGTTTTAATATCAATAATTAATTTATCGTTAAAAACGTCTGGTCTTGATCTCAATGGGGTATCGTATGTGCCACCTTCCCAAAAAATAGATTGTTCAACCTTACCATCTTTAAGTTCAGTCCAAACATAATGTTTTGAAATAGCATCAGCCATTTCCTTTATATCTTCCCATTCTCCGGTACGTAAAATATCGCGTCCAGCTGCTTCTAGTTCTGCTTGTGCGTAAATTTCCTTGCCCACCTTTGTAGTTAAATTTACTGATTCTTTCATACAATAAAAAGTATTATCGAATTTTTTTGGCTCTAATACAAGTGTATGAACAGCACGCCCCAGCTTATATTTTTCTGCTTGTTTCTTTAATTCTTTCTCGTCTAACTCTGTACGTTTTACGTGATATTCGTAGTAATACCGTTTAGGACAATCTAGTATCAAATTGATACCAGTTGAGCTAATGCTATTATCTGCGTGGTATTCATTGATGTCTAAGTTGTCGTATATACCGTTTATCATATTATTTCCTCCTAGTTCAATTCTAATTGATTAAATAAATCTTCTATTGCCTCGAATTCGGTATCACCTTTTCCAAGGCAATCGCCACCCGAATAATTGTCTAGGTTGGCTATCCAGTTAAAAAACGGACGCTCTTGGACATATTCTGTATTGATAGTATAAGTTCTCATTATTTGCCTCTTCTTGTAATTTTTATGTTTTTGTGTAATAATAGCTACATTGTAATACAAAACGACACAATGTCAAGAGGTAGTTTATAAAAATGTTGGATAAAACAGAAAAAGAGTTATTAGGAACTCCTTTAAGTGTGAGATTGACAGCTATAACGCGTAATAAATTAAGCGTACTTGCACGTAAAAGGGGAATGGTGGCGTCTAGTTTGGCGAGATTTTGGTTAGAAGAAAGAATTAAAAAAGAAGATAATAATAAAAAGGGGGATTGAATATGGCAACATCAAACGCATTAGTTTATTACCATGAATTAGTTAAAGCAGGAATACCAGACGAACAAGCATTTAATCAAGCAATGGCATTTGATAATGCTATTAGTCATTTGGTGACTAAAGAAAATTTACAACATCTGGAAACTAGAACCGACTCTAAATTTGATTTAGTTAGAAAAGATATTGCCAATCTGGAAACTAGAATTGACTCTAAATTTGATTTAGTTAGAAAAGACTTAAAAACAGAAATTGGTTTAGTTAGAAGCGAGATGGACATTAACCACCGTTGGATTATGGCATTTTTAATAGCTGGTTTAGGCGGAATAATTGGCATACTTTGTAAATGATTAATTAACTATAATATAACAAGGAGGTTAATACTATGAAATGTAGATGTACAAGCTGTAGCGGTAATAAAAAGATTATGAAATTAGGTATGATAATGGGTGAGTGCGGAAGCTGTAAAGGCACAGGCTTAGAAAAAATCCCAGAGCCGCTTATAACAATAGATAAGGACGTCAAAGATGCAGGGAAATCCAAAAAACGTAAGTGATCTTACAACTACTATTCAATGGAAAAGTGAAACGCGGAAGCTTAAAGAGTTAAAAGATTATAACAATAATCCTCGCAAGATGAATAAAGATCGTTTTGATAAACTAGTTGAAAGCATAAAAAGCGATGGATATCACCAAAGGTTATTAATAAATATTGATGGCACCATTATTGGTGGACACGCACGTAAAAAAGCTCTTTTAAAATCAGGGTATACAGATGATTCAGAGATAGAAGTTTTAGTTCCCAATAGATTATTAGAGGGTGCGGATTTTGATCGAGTAAATATTCGCGACAACCTACAGTATGGTGACTTTGACTTTGATATGCTCGGTAATCTTTTTGAGCCTGCCCAATTAATCGAATGGGGCATGCCAGAGGATTTACTGCAAATTACTAAAGATGATATTGAGATTGTAGAATCTGATGATGATGTACCAACTGCTCCAATTGAGCCTACTGCTAAATTAGGGGATGTTTGGCTGCTAGGTGAGCATAAGCTTATGTGTGGGGACAGCTCTAATCCATTAGACATGAATAAATTGCTTGGGGATATTGTACCAAAACTAATGGTTACCGATCCTCCTTATGGAGTTAATTACGACCCCAGTTGGCGCGAAGGGGCGGACTTAGGCGTTGGCGAACGCTCTAAAGGAAAAGTACTAAATGACGACAGGGCGGATTGGAAAGATGTTTATTCATTGTTTCCAGGCTCTATTATTTATGCGTGGCATGGGGCAAAGCACACCCATACCGTGGCTCAAAACCTAGAGGATTGTGGTTACGATTTAATAGCACAAATAATCTGGGCTAAGCAACACTTTGTATTGTCGAGGGGCGACTACCATTGGCAACATGAACCTTGTTGGTATGCGGTTAGAAAAGGTATGCAGCATAATTGGCAGGGAGCACGTGATCAAGCCACGACTTGGCAAATTAAGAATAACAATTCATTTGGCAACCAAGATAAAGAAGAAACAGTAGGGCATGGTACACAAAAGCCAATTGATTGCATGCTGCGCCCAATCCTTAATAATTCAAAGGCAGGAGATTACATATACGATCCTTTTGGAGGCTCTGGTACCACATTAATAGCTGCTGAAAAATCCAAGCGTAAATGCCTTATGATAGAGCTATCGCCTACTTATTGTGATGTTATTGTAGCTAGATGGGAAAAGATGACTAATAAAAAAGGTGAGTTAGTTGTTGACTGAAAAAAGGAGAAAAAAAGGTGAGCTACAAAGGAAAAGGTAAGGGGTCTAACCCAAATAGTGTAAAAGCTCTGCAACCAACTATGATAAAAAAAGGATCATCCGCTCCCGCCGGTGCGGGTCGTCCAAAAGGATCACATTCCCTTAAAGAACGTTTACAAAAATACCTAGACTTAGATATAAAAATTAAGATGCCAGACGGCACTATTCAAGATAAGTCTGTTTTAGACGGCATAATCCTATCCCTATTGTCCCAAGCACAAAAAGGGAACATACGAGCTATACAAGAGGTGTTTGATCGAAACTTTGGTAAAGAGGCAGACGTTTTAAATATTAAACATGAAGATGCACTAGAGCTTTTAAAATGAAAAAACCAGCACTTTGTTTTGTGGGAAGCTGCGGCAACGATGATCCTTTTTTTTCTCCTGTTTTGCCGATTGATTTTGATATCTTAAGCGATGCAGATGTATACCAAATAGTCGTGATGCTCTATGAATTTATGATGCCAGATGATGTTGATGCAAGGCCAATTAGTTTTCAAGAGTTTAAAGAAAAGCTAGAAGGGTTTTTAAAAGAGTGACTGAAGATGAGATTAAAACACGCCAACTCTTAAAAGATAACTTTATACATTATGCCTCTCGTTGTCTTAAAATCCGCACCAAGCAGGGTGAGATTGCGCCATTTGTCTTAAATAAAGCGCAGCAATATATTCATGAGCGACTTGAAGATCAACGGAGACAAACAGGTAAAGTTCGTGCCTTGATCCTTAAAGGCCGTCAACAAGGATGCTCAACTTATGTGGGCGGACGCTTCTATCATAAGACCACTCACAATAAGGGTACACAATGCTTTATCTTAACACATGCACTCGATGCTACCAATAATTTATTTAAGATGGCGCAACGTTTTTATCAGAATACACCAAATTTAGTTCAGCCTGATATTAGCACCAACAACTCTAAAGAGCTTATTTTTGGGCGGCTGGATAGCGGTTATAAATTGGGAACTGCTGAAAACAAAGCGGTCGGACGCTCCAGCACTATTCAGTTATTCCATGGCTCAGAGATTGCTTTTTGGGCAAATGCTCATGAGCATACTAAAGGCATACTGCAAGCTGTACCCGATGCAACAGGCACTGAAATCATACTAGAATCAACCGCTAATGGTGTCGGTAATTATTTCCATCAAATGTGGCAGAAAGCTGAGAGCGGCATGTCTGATTTTATTGCCGTATTCGTTCCTTGGTTTTGGCAAGAAGAATATAAAAGGTCAGTGCCGCCAGACTTTAAACCTAACCATATAGAGTTACGCTTAATTGAAGCTTATCGGTTAACCTTAGAGCAAATAGCTTGGCGGCGATTTAAAATTACTGACTTATCAGTTAACGGTCAAGACGGGGAGAAAAGCTTTTGCCAGGAATATCCATGCAATCCAAATGAAGCTTTCCAACTTAAAGGGGAGAATTCATTTATAGATTCTAGCATTGTTATGAGGGCTAGGAAATGTGAGGCAGAAAAGTATGGGCCTTTACTGCTGGGGGTCGACCCTGCCAGATTTGGAGATGATCGCACCTCAATTATCTTTAGACAAGGGCGTGTGGCGTTTGGCTTACAAAGTTTTACCAAAAAGGACACAATGGAGGTAACAGGTATTGTTCATTCGCTGATTGAACAGCATCGGCCTTTAAAGGTCTTTGTAGACGTGGGTGGGTTAGGTGCGGGCGTTGTAGACAGACTTAACGAATTAGGCCACAAAGACCTTGTTATTGCCGTTAATGCAGGTTCAAAAAGTCTAGATGATCAAAAGTATTCCAATAAGCGAGCTGAAATGTGGGGCAAATGTGCCAATTGGCTAGAGGATATCCCAGTGCAAATACCAGATATAGATAGCTTACATGCGGATTTATGTGGAATACGCTATAGCTTTGATTCTAACTCTAGGTTAGTTATGGAGAAAAAAGAA